CGAGGCTATCCAATCAATGAAGGCATCGCCCATCAAAATAAGCGATGAAGGATATGTGAATATCTCCAAAATCAGAACCAAGGCCACCATGTGGAAGAACAAGCATAACATCCGTGTGCTGTTCGTTGATTACATAGGCCTCATTCAGTCCATCAATCCAAAGGAGACAAACCGAGTGAACATCATAGGCGAGATCAGCCGAGGCCTAAAGCTGCTAGCCAAAGAACTCCAGATTCCGATAGTGGCACTCTCTCAGCTCAGCCGCAGAGTGGAAGAGCGAAGCGATAAGATGCCACTTATGAGCGACCTGCGAGAGTCTGGTTCTGTTGAGCAGGATGCTGATGTCATCTGGATGATGATTAGGCCTGAGTACTACTTTGAGCCAACATCCACCACCAAAGTCGGCAGCGCAGAATTGCACAATGCTGGCCTGTGCCTGATTGACCAGGTTAAGATGCGTTCAGGTAGCACAGGAATAATACCTTTGCGCTTCAATGGGCCATTAATGCAGCTTACAGACTATGAATCAGGAAGTACATATTAGCCAAGTACCACAACAGTGGGAGGGCAAATCAACCTACACTAGTGATCTAATCTATGACTTTAAGCCAGCTATGATGACATCACAAGACTGCAGAGATTACCTGGGCAGAAAAATTACCCAGCTAAAAAACAAACTCAGCCTGCAAGAAGCCGCCCTAGGTCATAGGCGCAGATGGGCGAATCAGCTTGAGGTCTATGAGGCAATTTTGAAATACTTATCTTTGCATAAACTTTAACACTATGCTCAAAAAAGGCTACTCCGCTAAGACCATTAGCAGCAACATCAAGACAGAGATGAAGGCAGGCAAGCCTCAGAAGCAGGCAGTAGCCATTGCGCTATCTGTGGCAAAGAAGGCCAAGAAAGCAGCGAAGAAGAAATAATCACCACTTTAAAAAAGGGCCGAGAGGCCGGTACTAATTTTATGGCAGCACCAAAAGGGAATAATTGTTGGCAATTGCGCCTCAAGCATGGTCTTGATGGCAAATTCAAGTCACCCGATGAGATTCAGCATAACTTTGAGCAGTATGTGCAATGGGCCGAAGAAAACCCATTGATTGAGGTTGATTTCAGAGGCAAAGATGCTATGAGGGTTGAGCTGCCAAAAAAGAGAGTCCTGACAAAGGATGGCTTTGCTCTTGCCTGTGGCTTCAGTTGCTGGGCCAAGCTAGCTGAGTATAGGACTAAAAGTAAAGACTTCGGTGATATCTTTACACGCATAGAACAGGCAATCACTTTGCAGAAGTTTGAAGGGGCTTCTAGTGGCTTCTTTAATCATAATATCATAGCCAGAGACCTTGGCCTGATGAACCAGGAGCAGGTCAGTGTGCAGATGCACGAGGTCATTGTGCCGAAGGTGCTAAGGAAGGAGGAAGAGGGCAACTGATGGCACTCATTGACTTGTCATCACCTGACCTATGGAGTCAGAAGTACTTGCCTGCTTTGGTTGAGCCAAAGACATACAACATCCTATGGGGCGGAGCAGGATCTGGCAAAAGTCAGACAATGATTCAGCTACTGCTGGCTGAGATATGCAACCATAAGGCCAACCAATTCCAGACTTACTTTGTCATCCGCAAGGTGGCCAGCACTCTGAGGAACTCGGTCTTTGCTGACTTCAGAAACAAGATAAGCCAGTGGGGATTTGAGAAGCTGGTTAAGGCAAAGACCGGCTACTTGGAGCTTCAGTCTGGCACTAACAAGATTGTCTTTCTTGGCTGTGATGATCCTGAAAAGCTAAAGTCACTTAGCCAGGCTAAGTACATCTGGATTGAGGAAGCCACCGAATTGAGCCTTGAGGACTTCACCCAAATCACCCTGCGACTCAGGGGTAAGTCAGACACACCAAAGCGATTCTTTCTGACATTCAATCCTGTATCAGATAGCCACTGGATTAAGAAGCGGTTTTTTGATGATGTGCCAGCCAAAGAACAGAATCAGATCCTTCGGCTGCACGGTACTTACCGTGATGCGCTCAACTTCTTGGATGATGAGTATGTCACAAGGATGGAGGCACTGCGGTCAGTGAGCCAGACTTATTACGAAGTCTATGCCCTAGGGCAATGGGGAGTCTGGGATAGGGAAAGCCTCTTTGCCACCAGCTTCGAGTACAGCAAGCATGTGTATGATGGCTACATCAAGGCAAGCCCGGTACATAACCTCTACCTATCCTTTGACTTCAATGTTACCAATACTTGCGTAGTAGGGCAGTACATCAAGAACTCTGAGGATGGCATCTTCTATGCCACAATTAACATCATCAAGGTGTATCGCATTGGAGACCTTGCGGCCCTTTGCCAGACCATCCGGCAAGAGTTCCCTGATATGACCTACATCATCAACGGTGATGCCTCCGGTGCTTCTCGCAATGCCTTCACTCAGGACAACATTAGTGCCTATTCTCTCATCAAGAACTACCTCGGCATCCCCGACATGCAATTGCAGATTGCTAGCAGGTTAGTCACAATCCTGACGCTCCAGAAAGCAAAAGTTCAAATCAGCAGCAAAAGATGCGATGAGCTAGTTACTGACCTGAAGGAGGCTAAGGTAGACAGGCAGGGCAGCTTGGATGCCTGGAAGAACAAGAACCCGGACAAGTCTCACGCATTGGATGCTTTCCGTTACTTTATATTCTCTAACTTTGCAGAGATAACGAGCAACTTTAATCTGGAAAAGTATGGCACAATGCTGCAATGATTGTTTTAAAGTCTGCGAGCCTCTCAATGCTTGCCCGACCGCTTTTTATGTGCAAGTGCCAACCGATTACACCGAGGCCGAGATTCTGCTTAACATCACCAAACCCGGAGTGAATGTACGCATCCAGCAACTGCTCGCAATTGACCTAGATGGCTTTATTGAGGCTGACCTTGAGGCAATGCCTGAGGCCTTCCTTAATCCTTGGGGAGGGCAGTACACTGTGAGCTTCACAAATAGTGCTACATTGCAGCCTGTGACATTCACAGCCGGTGATGGCAAAGAGTACACAGACATCTGCATGAGCTTCTCCCAGACCTACACTAACCAGGAGGACAACTGGGTAGCCCTTAATATTTTCAACGATAATCAGCCAATCCTTTACCCATGATAAACTATGATTTTGATGCAAGTTGCGGAGGCAAGCGCAGAGGTTGCTGCCTCATTGAGCTTCCACACGATAGCGAGCCTACTGAAGTTGTTGCTCATCAGCGCACTCAGCGCATCCTTCTCGCTTTTTCTGGACTACCTTTTGGAGGATCACCCAGCTGGGCAGTGGTATCTCTCCCAGATTCAGAAGTTACCGACACATTGGGCGAAGCCTCTAGGTGAATGCCCTTTCTGTTCAGGGGCTTGGCAATTCCTTGTCATCTCCTGGCTAATGTTTGACTATCCATTCTATCTATGCTCAATATTTTTAGGCGCAAATCATCTGCTCCTGCTGCTGCTGAACAAGTGGCAAAAGAAGCACCTTTACAAGCAGAAAGTGGCCGAATACTTTACAGGGGAGTAGCCCCACAAGACCGATGGGATCAGATTGAGTTTGCCTTCACATCAGGAGGCATCAATTACTTTAAGTTTGTAGCTGAAGTCAATGTGCCATTCCAGAGGGCAGTGGCTGCTCGTGACATCTTTACCGAGGAACTATGGCAGATTAATCCTGACTTCCTCAGGGGCTGGAACAATGGCCTAATAAACCTTCTCATGGACAAGAAGAAGAAGGATGACAAGAAGCTCTATGAAGTGGGCATCATGGCCTCCCGACTCAAGGAGCAGATGGAGATGAGTGTGAGCCTACTGCGACAGCTGAAGCTGGCAACAGTTGTTTACTTTGATGAGCAGGAGAATCCACTTGACTATCAGTATCCATACAACAAGCAGAAGCTCGAGCATTGGATGAAGCACAATGATGTTCAGGGTTTTTTTTTGAATCTGCCGGAGTACGCTTATCTGCCCTCTTTGACAGAGTACAGCACGAATTTCCCGAACTATTTGCAGGCCGAAACCTTACAAAGCCTAAACAACCTGAAACACATTATTGGACTTCAATTGTCAGACAGCACAGACTCAGATTTGATGAGCAATTTAGAGTCGCAGGTGGCGATGCTCAGCGAGCTAAATTCCTGGTCGAAAGGCCAATCTACGAATACTATTTAATCGTGAGCAGCTATATTGCAGCTCAGAAGAACAAAAGGGGTAAAGGATAGATTTGTTATTTCAGAAGCAAAAGGCCACTGATATTCGGTGGCTTTTTTATTGGCTATATTTGGGGCATGGCAACATTATCCACCAATGACATCAAGATCAGGTATGACATTGACCTGAGTAAGCTCCAACAGGCCACTGAAGCATTTGACAAGATTACTGCTGAGGAGAGGCAGCTGCTGGCTGAACTTGCCAAATTAAAAAGACAGTTC